TTGGCTTGGCGGGCGAGGTTTTCGATCTTCTCGCGCAGTGCTTGGATCGTCATTTCTGACCTTTCGAAAAGAAATAAGGCGCCGACCGGGCGCCCAGCGGTTTGCAGCGCGAGAAGCGCTAGGCAAGCGAGAGCCGCAGCCGGTTGGCGTTGGCGGTGGACATGAAAAAACCCGCCGCAGCGGGTTCTTTGGGCTCGGGTTCAGCCGGTTCAGGCGGCGGCGCCTTGGCGTAGGCTGATAGGTTCCAGGCGTTCTTCGCCTTGGTGTCAGCCACGCGGTCGGCGAAGCCGTGGGCCACAGCCTCGTCGGCGGAAAACCATGTCTCAGCTGCAAGCCATTCGGCGATCTGCTCGGGCTTCTGCTTGGTGCGCTCGGCGTAGGTGTCCACCAGCGTGCCGTCGATCTTCTCCAGAAGGCCGGCGGTTTCCATCAGGTCATCGCTGTTGCCCATCGCTACGCCCCATGCCTTATGGATCATGAAGAGCGCGCCCTTGGCCATGACTACCTCGTCGGCCGCCATCGCGATGAAAGTGGCGGCACTGGCGGCCACGCCGTCGATGTGCGCCACTACCCGAGCCGGGTGGTCGCGCAGCGCCTGCTCCATCGCGCGGGCCGCAAAGACCGAGCCGCCAGGCGAGTTGATCCGCAGGTTGATCGTCTTTGCTTCGATCCCGCGCAATGCCTTCACGAATGGCGCGGCGGCGACCCCGCCGAACCATTCCGCCTCGGCCTCGTCGGAGACGATGGCGTCGTACAGGAAGATTTCAGCTTCTTCGCCCTTGGCGATGATGTCGAATCGGCGCAGCGCGTTTCCTTTGTTGCTCGCCAGGAGCTGCATCAGTTTCATGGGGTACCTTTCTGAACGGTGCGCGGGTCGAAGATTTGGTCGCCGCCTTCAATGGGGGAGAGCCCCTTTTGCTTGCGAATCTCGTTCACGGTAAGCCAGCCCTGCCCCGTGCCCGGGCCGCCGAGCGCCGCGCGGTTGTATTCCGCCTGCGCCTTGCTATCGCCCTCGATCAGATCGCCCAAGTCAAAACGCACAAACTTGCCCGTGTCACGGGGAAAGAGCTTTCGATTCAACTCCTGCTCGAGCCGCTTGATGTGCAGCCGCAGCGTGTGCATGACGAAGTCGCGCGCCTGCTGCTCGTAGCCTGCCCCGACTGCGGACGCGCCGGTCGTCTCGCCAATCATGTGCGGCGGCACGCCGAACGCGCGGGCGATATCGACCACCTGGAACTTGCGCGCCTCCAGCAGCTGCGCGTCCTCGGCCGACAGGCTGATCTCGGACGCCTTGAAGCCTTCGGTCAGCACCAGCGGCAGCCTGTGGGCGTTGTTGATGCCGCTGTACTTCGCAGCGAAGGCTTCCCGAAGGTCCGCCTTCTGCTTGTCGGTCATGGTCTTGTCGGTGGACAGGACGATGGAGGGGTGCGCGCCGTTCTGGAAGAACCGGCCGCTGTACTCGTCCATGGCAAGCGCGTTGCCGATCGCGTTCTTCGCGCCGTAGGCGATCACGCTCATGGAGCGCAGACCGTCGAAGCCGCTGCCGGGAAAGTGGAGGATGTCGGACGGGTCGAGCCACGTCGTGATGCCCCACTCCGGCAGGCTGATGTAGTACCGCACCGATCCGTCCGGCATGCGCCAGGGGTGAACCGAGTGCCACGGCAGCGGGAACAACTCGGCAATGCTGCCATTCACGCGACGACGAATCCAGGTGAAGCCGTCGCCGCGCAAGAGCTGCTCGCTGACCTTGTTGTCCCAGTGGCTCGTCGCGGTGTACTGCGAGTGCGGCTGCTCGTTTAGCAGATACCACAGGGCATCGCGCGGCAGCTTGACTTCTGTGTCGCCACTAATCTGCAGCACGTCCAGGCGCAGCGTCGAGATGGAACCGGCAATCTTCTGCCGGCACGCGGCCACGGCGCTCACACGCTGCGCTGACACAGGCGAAACGGTGATGCCAGCAGCGCCGGGCGCAACGCCAAAAGCGTCCATGACGCTCTCGCTGTACGTGAGGTTTTGCGGGCGCACCTCTCCCGGCCGCCCGGTGAACATGGCGACGAGACGGGAGAGAAGATTCATAGAGCGACGAATCCTTGCGTGATGCCGTTCTCTTCGGCGGTGGTTACCAGCCCCGCCGCCATCACGGCGGCCACGGCAAGGTCGATGCGGCCAATGGCCTTCTCTTTACTCAATTTGCGGTTTTCTGCGGCGTCCTGCTCGATCACAGCGTTGCCGACGCAGTACGTCAGCACCTTGTGCCCCGGGTGGACCAGTTCGCCGTTCAGAAGCATCCGTTCGAACTGCTCCACAGCCGGGCTCATATCCTTGAAGCCCTGCCCCCATGCCCGCATCTTCGGCAGCGTGATGCCCTCGTCGTTCGCCAGCGCCATCAAGTCCTCGATGCGCCAGCGGTCATATGCGACCTCCATCACGTCGAAGAAGTCGCACAGGCCGGACAGCCGCTGCAAGATCACGCGCTTGCTGATCGCCCGCCCCGGCGTGGTGTCCAACAGGCCCTCGGCCCGCCACTGCACCCACGGCACCCGGCCGCCGTCTTTCTGGTGCAAATCGACCTCCGGCAGCCAGGCAAACGGCACCAGCCGCCAGGGCTCGCCCTCCTCCACCGGAGCCACCAGGAACACCAGCCCGGTCAGGTCGGTCGTGCTTGAGAGGTCCAGCCCCGCCACCGCGCGCCGACCGCGCAGGCTCTCGACGTCATACTCGCGCTGCGCTGCCTTCCAGACCTCGTGCGAGATCCACGGCGACTCCGCGTCGGTCCATTGGCAAAAATTCAGTCGGCGCACCAGGGCTTCCTTGCCCGGCATGCCCTTGGCCTCCGTCACCTGCTCGCGGATGTACTTGTAGCCGGGCAGGTTGGCGTCCTGCAGGCTCGGGTTCGCCTTCGGCCAGCAGGATTCGTCCTGGAAGGGGTCGTCCTCCTCGTCCAGCCCGCAGATGAACGGGAAAAAGGCGTCGTCCTGCACGTCGCCGGCTGCCACCTTCGCCCCGTACTCGTGGTAGCCCCAGCACGGCCCGAGCTTGTCGGAGCCGCTGTTGGTGATCATGAAGATCAGCGCCTGCCGCCGGCTCTTGGTGCCGGCCCGCAGCATTTCCACCACCGTGTTCGTCTTGTGCTCGTGCAGCTCGTCCACCAGCCCGACGTGGGGCCGCGGCCCGGATTGACCGTCGTCCGAGCTGATCGGGCGAAAGAACGAACCCGTCTGCAGGTAGGCTAGGTTCCAGCACCGTTCGCCCGTCCCGCTCTTGGTAAGGCGCTTTCCCAACTCCCGGGACTGGTCGGCCATCGCCACCGCATCCCGAAAGAGGATCATGGCCTGATCCTTCTTGGTCGCCGCGGAATAGACCTCCGCCCGCGCCTCCCCATCCGCCACCAGCCCCTTCATGCCGATGCCGGCCGCCAAAGGGGACTTCCCCGAGCCCTTGGCTGTCTCGACGTAGGCGACCCGGAAGCGCCGGTAGCCATCGTCCGCCTTCCAGCCGAAAATGCTCCCGACGACGAACTTCTGCCAGGGCAGCAGCTTGAACGGCACCCCCTCGAAGTCGCCGCCATTGAGCTTGAGCACCGACTCGAAGAACCGGATGGCCTTGTTCGCCTCCGCCAAGTCCCACACCAGGCCCCGGCGCTTGCCGTCCTTCAGGTCGCGCAGGTGGCGCGCACACTGATTGCGCACATGGGGACCGGCTACACGCTTGCCGGCAGCAACCTCCTGGGCGAACTCGGTGACAGCATCAGCCAAAGAACTCTTGGAGGGGGTCTTTTTGCTCGTCGCCATCGTCCTTGATCTGCACCTTCGAACGGGCGGCCGGCGTCAGGCCGAACTCCACCAGATAGCTCTTGAAGCGCCGGTCGGCGTCGGCCAACATCGCCACGGCTGGATTCGCCTTCACCAGCACCTGCTCGATGGGCGACTCATCGCCCCCGATCCAGCGGATGCTCTCGTAGGTGCGGCCGTGCTTGGCGATCAGCTCGCGGCACTCCAGAATCTCGGCATGGCAGTCGCACAGGCGCTCGAGCGCCAAGCCATCCGCCTCGGTCAGCACACCCATGCGATCCAGCAGGACACACAACTTGCCCCACGTCACTTTGCTGGCCGTGCTCAGGTGCTCCGGGCAGCTCGGGATCGCCTTTGCTGGCTGCGGCTCGCGCTTGTTCAGCGCCCGCTTGCCTGGATTGCCCGAAACCACCTTCAGGTGGGTCGGTTTCGGTCGCCTTCCTGCCATTTCCCCAGCCCAATCAAAAAAAGCCCCATTACGCGGGAGGGTGCGCGGAGG